CCCCGCTATCGAGCACCTCGGTCAGCTCCGCGAGCGCCTCGCGGAAGGGCTGCGCCCGGAGGCGCCCGGAGATGGTCCAGTAGACGATCGCGCCGATCGGCGCGCCCGCGGTGTCAGTGATAGCGATGATCTGGCTCATGGTCTGTGTCCTTGGTCTGTGAGGTTCGAGGCGGGCTCCGTGCCCGCAAGGGATAGGTACTACGTCCGAGGGGAGGATGCCGGCGGTTTAGTGTTACGTTTAGGTAACACGGTGGGGGAGGTAGAGGCTACCTCCCCCGAGGGGGTCACTTCGCCCCCTGGAGGCGCTGGATCAGGGGGCTCACGCGGGCGAGGCTCGCGCGAGCTTCGGGGATCTCCGCGACCCGGAGCCCCGAGGTGATCGCCGTGCGGAGACTCGGGATCACCACGTCCGGGTCGCGGTCCACGATCCCCTCGACGATCTGGTAGTACACCGCGGCGCGCTTTCGACGGAGCGGCTCATCCTGACCCTTGGTGCTCGCCAGGTAGGTCGCGAGCATCTCCAGCACCGCGAAGGTCCGGTCGATTCGGTCGGGGTTGGCCGCGAACACCACGCGCCCGTCGAGCACCTCCACCGGGTCGGGGAGGTCGGCCACCGCCTCGAAGCGGAGCAGCTCGCCGCACGCGCCCTCGCCCACGAACGCGGCGATGTACGCGGCCCGCTCCGCCACGGAGAGCCCGTGGATCGTCGCCCCCGCGTAGGCACGCGTCGCGAACTCCCACGTCCGCGGGGTCGGGAAGGCGAGGCTCGCCGCCGGGTCGTTCGCGTCGGGCTGTTGCGCGAGCAGCCCCGGCCGCCGCCGAATGAAGGCCCCCACGAGCCCGCGCGCGCGGGCGAACGCTGCGCCCCACTCCTCCTCGGCCCGCGCCTCCAGGCTCTCGGGGACGAGCGGATCGATCTCCCGCTCGCTCCCCGCGAGCCAGTCCGCCCACGCGGTCGCGTCGGGCGCCGGGAAGTCGAGGTGCCCCATCCGGTTCGCGAGCGGCATCGCAAGGTCATTCCCGTTCGCGGCGATCGCGACGGGATTCGCCGCGGCCATGAAGCGGACCCCCGGCACCGCCTCCACGTCGCCCGCCGCACCCGTCAAGAACACCTGCATCAGCGCCGCCTGCACCGTAGGAGAGCACGAGGTCGCCTCGTCGAATAGCTGGACTGCGCGGCCCGCGGCGTTCACGCGAGCGACCCAGGGCGCCGCGAGGGCGCGCACCGAGCGTCCGTCGGGCGAGGGCATCATCAGCCCCGCGATGTCCGAGGGCTCCGAGATCGAGCCGATCGTGCACGAGAACGAGAGCCCGCACGCCTCGGCGAGCGACTCGATCACGCTGCTCTTACCCACGCCCACCGGCCCCCAGTAGATGAGAGGGAGCCCCCACCGGCCCTTGTGGCCGGGGGTGAACCAGTTAGCGCGGGTGATGTTCTGGAGGTTGTCGATGGAGAGGCTCATTGTGTCCTGTGGTCTGTGAGGTTCGAGGCGGGCTCCGTGCCCGCGAGGGATAGGTACTACGCCCGAGGGGAGGATGCCAGCGGTTTAGTGTTACGTTTGCGTTACAGCGGCCACCTCACGCCTCGACCTGCACGAAGTCCCCGAACGGCGCGAAGCCCGTCGGGCCGCCGGAGGTCACGACCCAGATCGTCCGCACCCCCGAGGGGTTCGTCGGGCGGTCGCAGGGGTAGCCGTCGGTGACGAAGATCACCACGTTCGGGCGGGAGTTCGCGGGCTCCGCGGCGAGTCCGTCGAACACGGGCTGGAACCGGGTACCGCCGCCGCCTCGGAGACTCGCCGCCGCCTCGCGCCACGTCGCCACCTTGCGCGGGCGCCCGTGCACCTCCGCGTCGCAGCACACCACCTCCACTCCGCGCACGGCGCGGAGCACGCCGTCGATCTCGCCCATCGCCTGCTCGATGTCGGAGCCGCTCATGGAGCCCGAGGTGTCGATCACCACCCGGACGCGCGGTACCGGAGTCCGGGTGCCTGCCAGGATCGGGGAGGTCGGCCCGTACCCGACCACCCCCTGCCGCCGCGAGAGCCGCGTGTAGGTGTGGTCCGCCTGCCCCCGCACGTACTCGACGGCGCGCCGGAGCGCGCGCGCCAGCTTCGAGCGCCACGGTACCCGCGAGGGCCGCATCCGATCCTGCGCCCACGCGAGGAGGGCGCCGAGCGCCTGCGAGCCCGCGGATTTTTTTGAGTGCTCCACGATCGCCGCCGCGACCTCCTGCCGCGCCGCCTCGATCTCCGCCTCCGACCGCTCCGCGCCCGCAGGCGTCTCAGGCTCCCCGTCGAGAGGGTTCCCCGCGCCGGAGCCGCAGTGCCCGAAGGGATCGCTCGCGAGCGCATCCGAGAGTGCTTGCGCGCGCCCCCGTACACTTTCGCCGTCGCCTTTCCCTTCGCCCTCGCCGCTCGCGCCGCCTTTGCCCTCGCGGGCGGTCTGGAGGAGGAGATCGTAGATCTCCAGCATCGAGAGCCCCGGCGGCACCCCAGGCTGCTCCTGCCCGTGCTCGTCGGTGTAAGAGCCCCATGCGGGGTTCTCAGGGAAGCACCCCGTCTCCGGGAGTTTCGCGCCACCGCGGCGCACCTGGTCGTTGATCCTGATGTCCATCGCGATGTTCGCGATGCGCGGATCGAGCGAGAGCCGCTCGATAGCCGCCACGTCGTCGAACAGGATGTGGAGTAGCTCGTGCTCCAGCACCGCCGCGATCTCCTCCTCGCTCCACTGCGCGAGGGCGCCGGGCGTGTAGAGCAGGGCGCGGGAGCGGGTGACCCCGAAGGTGTCCACACCTGGATCCCCAGGGTGCCGCCGGATCTTGTCCTGCTCCACGTAGGCGAGCGCGTAGAGGAGCGAGGAGTAGTAGGGGGCTCGGTGGAGGAGGAGCGCCCGCGCGGTCGCGAGCTTGCCTTCCTTGACCTTGCCCCGCGTCGTCTTTGCTGTCTGTGCCACGAGATAGATATACTCCCACGCCCGCGAAACTGCACAAAGAAAAGTGTTACGTTTGTGTTACATCGAGGTGAACCGCCCCCCCCGCGAGACGAGAAACCCTAGACCCTAAACGTCGCGGAGGGCACGACGCTCCGCACGGAGGGCGTCGATCGCCTCCCGCTGCGAGCGCGCGGCGTCCCGGAGGGAGGAGTACTCCGCGGCGTCGATGCCGGGCCGGGCCATCATCCCCCGCATGTCCGCGAGGTCCGCGCGCATGGAGGCGACCTGCCGGTCGAGCCGCTCGCGCTGGAGTCGCACCGCCTCGCGCCGGGCCGCCTTCCCCCGCTGCCCGAGCGGGGCGTCCGCCGCTGCCTTGTCGGTCGCCCTGCGCGCCTCGCCTGTGACCTCGACGGTGCGAGCAGGCCCCCACGCCTCGCGCCACGGGACCACCACCTCGCGGTCGCGCGGGCGGTTCGGGGGGTGGTCGTAGTACCCCGCGATGTAGGGATCGAAGAATTTCTCCTCGACCGGGACGGTCTGCCCGTTCAGCACGATCGAGTCCTTGCCCGTGCGCTTGTCGAAGGTCGCGACGAGCCGCTTCATCATCCGTGCGCCGCGCACCACGATCCGCCGCTCGCCCGTGCCCGAGGGGAGCGGGATCGGGATCGGCGCCGGGGCGGTCGGCACCACCGCGGGCACAGGCGCGCGCATGGTCGCCGCTCGTGCGCGCGGAGGAGGCGGAGCTGGTACCGCCGGGGTCTTTCGCATCGCGCGCCAGGCCGCGCCGTTGTACGCGCGCGACATCTCGGTACGGGTGATCGTCTCGGCCATCCACCGCTTCGCCGTGATCGCCGAAGCTGCCGACACCTGGAGCACCACCTTCGCGTCCTTGACTCGCGTACCCGGAGTGATGGAGGCCGCTCGCGCGCGCACGAGGGCCAGCACCGCCGCCGCGAACGCGAGGAACAGGAGCAGGGTGCGGCGCCGCTCCTCGGGCGACGGATCTAGCTCGGGGTCGCCCTCGGGGTCGATCTGGACCCGAGGCGATCGCGGGTCGATCAGCATCCGATCGCCCGAGGTGAGGTACGCGGAGACGTCCGTGTAGGCGCTCCGCGCCGCCATGGCACGGGCCGCGAGGAGCGAGAGCCCGAGCGCGGAGGCGAGGCGCCCGAGGGATCGATCGACCTCCCGTGTCATCGCCTCCTGCGCGCTCACCCCCCACGACCCGTACTCGTCAGGGACGCTCGCGATCGTGCGCCCGATCTCCTCCGCCGCGTCCGTCAGCGTGCGCCGGGTCTGCGCATCGACCGTCCGCTCCAGCGCGCGGAGACGCTGCGCCTGCCGCTCGTCGAGCGCCTCGATGCTCACCCGTCACCCTCCTCCTCGTCCTCGTCCTCCTCCTCCTCCTCCTCCCCGTCGGCGCCCTCGTCCTCCTCCTCGTCCTCCTCGGGCGGCTCAGGCTCCGCGCCTTCCTCGGGGGCGTCGTCCTCCTCCTCGTCCTCCTCGGTCTGCATCGCCGCGGTGCGGAGCGCGGCGTCGAGGGCTGACGTCTCCTGCCCCTTCTCGGCCGCGATCCGGGTCAGCTCCTCCGCGGCATCGATCCCGAGGTACCGCGCGAAGGTGCGGACGCTGGACTCCGCGGAGACGATCGCCGCCGCCTTGCTCGTGGTGAGCGCGCGCGCGATCTGCTCGACCTGCGCCGAGGTGGGCTCCCAATAGGGGGGCCACACAAAGGTGACGTGCGATCCGGCCCCGACCTCCTGCGGCGCGACCTGCACCCGAGGCTCGGGCGCCTCTCCGCGAGCGAGGGCCGCCTCCGCCTCCTCGGCGGTCGGCTGCACGCGCGTCACGACCGGCGGGAGCACGATCCCCCCGCGTGGATCTTCCATGCTGGACACCCCGAGCACGCGCCCGAACTCCACGAAGATCCGCGCGAGCGACTGCATCGTCACCACGAGCGGCACCCGGAGACGGTTCGTCTTTGCCTCCATCGATCTCCACAGGAGCTGGATCGCCTCGCCCGATCGGTACGCGCCCGCCACCGAGGGGTTCACGATCACGCACTCCGCCGTCTCGCAGACCTGCATGTAGAGCCGCTCCGCGACCTCCAGGCCCACCCGGATCGAGACGCCCGACATCTCCAGGTACTTCACGCTCCCTTTCGGCGAGAGCGGGATCGCTGCCCCCGTACCCTTGCGCAGCACCTCGCCGCGAAGGTACCGCTCCTCGTCCTGGATCACGAGCGTCGGGTCGGTGTTCGCCTTGGTCGCGCGCACGATCGCCGACTGCACCCGGTCCAGCTCGTCCATGAGGTGCTGGCACCCCTCGAAGTCCGCCATCCCGTCGGGCGAGCGAGTGTTGCGCGTGCGCTGGTACCAGACCACCGGGCAGCGCGTCAGCCCGTGCCGCACACGCTCGCGCACCGGGACGGGCTTGTCCGAGGGCCACGCCTTCGGCACGTCCTGGTAGTAGATCACCTCCTCCTCCGTCCACCGCCGCGTCGTCCACACCTCGACCGTCTCCATCCCGCCCGTCTCGGGGTTCGGCTGGAGCCGCGAGACGAGCCGCTGCTCGATCACGTCCGCGGGCTGCCAGTACGCGGCGGTCGCCCACCGGAGCACGATCACGTCCTCGGGGTAGAGCACCTCCGCGGTAGGCATCCCATCCACTACAGCCGCAGCGATCGCCGCGGAGCCGCACGCCCCCGCGACGTCGCTCGCCTCCATCAGCACGTCCCAGATCATCGCCTCGCGGAACACCGCGCGGAGGTACCGCTCGGTCGCGTCGTCCGCCGGGACGTCGATCGTCGGCGCCCGCCCCTCGCCGAGCAGCATCTCCGTGAAGCGCGAGACGATCTGCCGCCCGAGCGGGACCGACGCGGAGGGCTTGCGGCGCCCGTACGGGATCGCGTTCGTCGGCACGAACCCACTCGGCCGGAGACGCTCGCGCATGTACCCGACCCCAGGATCGCGCGGCATCCCGTCCCACGTCGAGGCATGGTGGTCGTGCTGCCGCACCTCGAAGAAATGCCGGTACTGCGCGAGCATCTTCCCCCGCTCCGTCTCGGCAGGGCGAAGGATCATGATCGAGTCGGGAATCGCAGCCGCGGCGTCCGCAGCGGCCATCGCCTGCTCGGCGGTAGCGGTCGTGTTGATCGGGTCCATGGTCAGCGGCTCAGGGAGTCGATGTCGAAGAAGCTCGGGGAGAGACGCCCCGCCGTCGGAGAGGCGCGGATCGCCTCGCGGCAGATCCACGAGGCGGAGAGGTGGTCGCCCATGTGCTCCTCGGGCGAGTACGCGACCGCCTCGGAGATCCACTCCCCGACGATCGGGGGCGGGCGTAGCTCATCGTCGCACGGGATGATCCACTTCCCCGCCGCCAGCTCCATCCCGAGCGACTCGACCCCGAACTGCGGGTGATGCTTGTTCGCGCCGGTCGTGTGCCCCTTGATCGGGATCGAACTCAGGGACGAGGCGAAGTCCACGATGAACCGCTGCGCGGCGTTGTCCTCGACCGCGATCTGCGAGCCGTAGCGCGTGTGCACGTCCACGAGCTGCTCGATAATCTGCGGCCCCGTCCAGTGCCCCGCGCGGAGATCCACGATCTGCCGCGACCCGTCGGGGAGCACCGCGACCGTGAACATCACCGTCTTTGCGCCCGCCCCCCGCACCCCCAGATCGACCCCCGTGTACGTCGGGGCGTCGGAGGGCGACCACCGATCGAGCAGCCGCATCCCCCGCCCGCGCTCCAGGCACGTCGCGAACCACGCCCGCCGGATCCGCCCCTCCGTCGCGTCCGCGTACTCGTTATAGAGCATGAGCCGGGAGTAGATCGGCCCTAGCTCCCGCGCCCGAGCGTCGAGCGCATCAAGCGTCCACATCTCGGGGATCAGCGGGCGCCGCCCGCCCTCGTCCTCGACGATGCAGGCGTGCCGCTCGACGTGGAACGACGAGAGCCGGGCGAGCCGGGCGAGGATGTCGTCCTCATGCCAGACGTGCCCGACCGCCCACACGCGCCCGCCATGTCGCGGGAGGCGCGAAAGCACCTCGCCCGATACCCAATCGGCGAGGTGATCGCGTTGGTGCGCGGAGAGGGTGTTCTCCAGGTTGCACACGTCGTCCAGGATGATCAGGTCCAGACGCGACCCGAGGATCGACCCGAACGCTCCGAAGATCTGGATCGAGGGGTCGGGGAGCACGTCGTCACGCTCCACCCGGATCGAGGAGGATCCCCACATCCGCAGGCTCCCCGTCGCCGGCCGCAGCCGCGGGAAGATTGCGTGGAGCCACCGCGACCGCTCGATGTCCCCCTTGATCGCGGAGAGGATCTTCCCCGGCAGCCGCATCGTGGACGACACCACCCCCACCCGGAGGTTCTGGTTACGTCCTAGCTCCCACTCGACTCGCCAGCGAGTAACACTGTTCGATTTGCCATGTCCGACGGGGGCGTATAGCACCACCCGATCGTGCTCGGAGAGCGTGCGGTGCCACCCGCGGTGCACCTCGGACATGGCGATCGGGCGCCCGCCTTCGAGGCGCCCGACCGCCTGCGCGTACTCGGCCGGGTCGCGCCGGGCGCGGAGGATCTGCCGCCGCACCGCGAGCTGCGCCAGTGCGCGCCGATCATCCGCGTCGATCATCCGCGTCGATCACCGCTTGCTCGCCACCCGCGCCTCGATGAACGACCGGAGCATCGCGCGCACGTCATCGACACCGTGCCCGAGGCACTCGCGGATCTCGGCGAGCCCGCGGGTGCCGAGGTGCCGCATGGCGATCGCCATCGCCTCGTCGCGAGCCGCGCGGGCCGACTCCGCCGTCCAGGCGTCCTCCGCCTTGAGGCGCTTCACGAGGGTCTGCTCGATCTCCTCGACCGCGGCGTTCGCCGCCTGCGTCATGCGAGCCGTCGCGCACTCCAGAGAGGCGAGGTGCGCCCGCGATCCCATGTAGTCCGCGGCGCGCTTCGCGAGCCAGGCGAGGGCGCCGGTGAGCGCGGAGGAGGCGAGGGCGAGGAGGGCGATCGCGGTCTGCGTCGCGACGGTCATACCCTCCGCACGGAGGGCGTCGAGGAGCATCGGGTCCATCGCCCTAGTCTACTCGCCCTCGAAGTCCTCCGGGGAGGGCTCCTCGGCCCCGATCGAAACGATCC